GAAATTACTGAGGATGAAGCTCTCGACCGACCAGCTTTCGACGAGTATACAATCGAGGGTTTCGGGAAAATCAAAACCCGGGCTCGAGAGTATTACATACCGAAAGGCAAGGATTGGAACAAATACAGCAATGAGGACGATGATGCATTCTTCGATGTTCCCGTCGCTCTCTGGCTCAATTCCAATGAGACCATTGAGAAGCCTTTAAACTTCAAAGGGGCCGCAAAACCTCCGCGCTTGCCGCCCTCATTGAACTCGGGAACTACACCTGGGAAAGCGGAGGTCACCATCCGCAAGGAGTCGGACTACAATTTGTTGGTAGATCGACTTGTCTCTTTAGAGAGAGCTCTAGAAAGACTCTCTCAGAGCGTTTTAAACTTGCAAGTGAAACCTTCCCAGAACTGCTTGACTACGACTGGCCTGCCAGAGGATCCAAAGCTGAGCTCAACTCACTCCTCCTCCAAGCCGAAAGGTTCAGATGCACCGAGCCACCAGAAAACCTCGCCGACTCTTGCGAACAACTCGCCAGTAGGTACCCAGTTACCAGGCCTCGTTGTTGCTTCCGAACCGACCGATGGTCCTGGTCAGCAGTTGAAGAAGAAGTCAAGAGGCTCGCGGCGCAAGGGCAAGAAGTCTGTAAAGACTCAAGCCCCGGAAGCCCACTAGCCTCCTTATGCAAGAGAAATCAAGATGTATTGGCAGCTCATCTTGATTTTATCGTGAAAGCTGTCACGGAGAGATTGTTTCTCCTGGCCGAGACTGAATTACACGGTCTCAGTCCTGTCGAGTTAATCAATCAGGGTTGCTGTGACCCTGTGAGACTCTTTGTTAAACAAGAGCCTCACACGTTGAAGAAAATCAACGAGGGACGCTACAGATTGATTAGTTCAGTGAGTTTGGTGGACCAGATCGTTGAGCGTATGCTCTTCGGGCCTCAGAACCGAGCTGAGATAGCTCTCTGGGATACCATTCCTTCGAAACCCGGCATGGGGCTAACGCTTAAAAGTCAGGCGAGGAAGATCTTTGGTGATCTACTCGTCAAGCATACCCA